TGAAGAAGTTTCATTGATTGAGTAACCAAATCTACCTGCTCCATATAAACCTTTAGTGATGTCAGTAGTTTCTACACCTTCTGTGCTATTTCTACCATACAATGAATCACCAGCCGTAAAGCCTGGTTGGTCTTGACCATACTGGAAATCCAAGTAAAAGATCAGGCCTGAAGGTAAGTTCATAGGCTGAACAGACACAAGGTCTTTAGCTACGATTTCACCAAATACTCTTCGTACTAATGGAAGAGCAACACCAGCCCATGCTTCTGAGCTACCAGCAGTAATGCTAGTACCTGTACCTGCTTGGTTAGCTTCATTTACTAACTGTCTAGCTTGATTTTCAAGCAAAACAGACATATTTGCTTTTTCGCTCTCGTGGGCATTAAGACCCTCTAAGAGACCGGACTTTTCCCACTTACTAGCCAACTTAGCAGATTCTGCTTGTTGGTGTTGAAGTGGAGAAGCGCCCTCTAATAATGTGTTAACATTCATATTTTCTAATTTTAATTGTTAATATTTGCGAGCTTTTGGAATCTTGACACTGTCTCGTCAACGGATTCCGTAATAACCTTTTTAGGAGCAACACCAGCAGCTTTAGAGGCACGCCCTAAACCTTCTTGAATTGCTCTTTTTTCTACACCTGTAAAATTAAATGATTCTTGAAGTGTTTCAAATACCAATTTAGCTTCACCTGTAGTAGAGGATTTGTCTAATGCATCAATTACTTTAACTTTTTGGGCTTCAGTAAGTGCATTAGCTCTGAATAGTTTGTTGCAGTAGAGGAGTTTAGAATTTAAAAGGTTCATTTCAGAAATAGTAGATTTTAAAGAATTAACAGTTGAAAGAGCCTCAGCGAGTTCTTCCTTTACTTTTTTCTTTTCATCATCTTCTTTATCTTCTTTCTTTTTACCTTCTTCAAGATCAGATTCGATTTCAGAAATTAAAGCGTCGATGTCAATAGATTCGTTAGTTTCTTCTGTACCTTCGCTTCTACGAGCGGCACCTGCACCAGCAGCCATACCATCTATTGCTTGGAAAACTTTTTCGGCTTTGCCTGAAAGTTGACCAGCGCGTCCTTTCTTTAGGAGAGCTTCAATACCACCAGCAGCCGCAGCTATACTAGCAACAATACCTAAGCCTACCATTTCATCAAGTTGTTCGCCTTCTTCCATCTTTTCATCATCTTTTTTACCTTCCTTCATGTCGTCATCGTCTTTTGCTTCGTCTACTTTGTCATCTTCATCGTATGACATTTCTTCAAGCTCAGCCATAAGTTCATCAAGGTTGATTTCTTCATCTACTTTGTCATCTTCATCGTATGACATTTCGTCCATCTTTTTATCGTCCTCATCATAAGACATACCTTCTTCAGTTGTATCTACCGCTTCATCAGTGGTATCAACTTCTTCTTCAACGTACTCTTCTTCGAGTTCGACATCTTCTTCAATCTCTTCTGCTAGTTTAGCAGAGAGCATGTTTTTAATTTTAGAGTCGAATGCTTCTTCTAATGCCATTTTAGCATTTTGTAAAGCTACTTCTCTAACAGCTTTCGCATCAGCGATTGCTTCTTTTAATAATTCAGCCATTTTTAAATAGTTTTTTTAGGCCTCCAGTAAATATAAATACAGGAAATAGAGATTTTATTATCTCTAATAGGGATTTGTTTTAAAATCCAGGGACACTATTTTAATATAGTGTATGCTTCTTAAATAAATATAAAATAAATTTGGAAAACCAAAAATTTTATCGTATCTTTATGGAAAACTATTTATATTATGAATCCATTAGAATTATTGGCTGTAGCATTTATTGAAGATATTACTGACCTTCAAACAGTATGTACTTACTTTTTAATTGGGGTTATAATAGCAGCTATGCTTGAGAAAGCTATTAAAAAGGCAGGATACCCTATGGAATGGTCAGACAGATTTTGGGTTATATTAGGATGGCCTTTAGCATCGGCTATCTTTATTTACCACTTTATTAAAGGTTTTTTAGGTAACGATTAACACTTACACATTCCTGTGTTATCACAAATGATATCACGGATAATGTTATTTACTTTAGTGTAATTTGTTATTAAGGGTTGAATGCCTTCTCTTAATTGTTGAGGAGTTAATGTAGCACCAGGTGTTGATGGGGTAGATACTAGATCAAAGCATAGTAAATCAAAATCTTCTTGTACCATTAAAACACCATCTGTATTTTCTTCAACTGAACCCATTCCACGAGATGAAATACCAACAGGTACTCCTGCTTGAAATAAGGATTTTGCTATGTTCCCTGCGGGTGTGGGGAGGATTTCTATTTGACCATGTACATCATTTCCATTCCACCAACATTTGTTGATTTTATGAGATACGTTATTTAAATTAATAACAGAAGAGTCAGGGTGATCGAGTTCACCTAATGCATTATTATCAGCAACAGGACCTTCCATATATTTTTCCATTTCTCTTTCAAGAATTTCTCTTTCGTAAATACGTCCATTATGGTTTTTAACACCGGCTCTTTGGATGATACCTTCTACCATAAGAGGTCCACCAGATTTAATTGATGATTCAACTAATAAACGGTCAACCTTTAATGGGATTATATCTACGATTAAATTATTCATCTTCCTTGTCCTCTGTTTAGTTTACGGTAATTTTTTGAACCTTTATGGTTACTGTGTTTAGATTTAGCGTGTACACCTGGGCGGGATACTTTATGGTCGCCCTTTTCAAAATCGAATGCGTTAATTTTTCTTGCCATAACTTTTATTTTACTTCTTTATACCCCATATATCCCTTTTTCTTTTTTCTCTTATTATCCCCAAATGCTCGAGGTGTAGCATATGCTTCACTAGAACCAGTACTAATAGAAGTACCAGTACCTGTAGTATTGGCTTCATCTAACTCATTAGTAATAAGTTCGCGAATAAGGGATCTGAGTTCTTCAATATTCATGATTAAATATTTTTTAATTCATTAATTAACTTATAATAATTAAGGAGATTAATTACATTGTCATCATGTACAAATGATTTTTTACATAAAGGTTTAATTAAGCTTCTAACTTCATTAAGTTTAATTTTAGTAACTTGATCAACATTTTCAGATAGGGTTTCTATTTCAGACTTAACTATTTCTATTTCTTTATTTAAAAAGGCCTTAAGTTTAGGGCTGTTTGAAACATTATAAACATATTCCTTTAATAAAATTCTTTGGTTATCTGCTAAGCCTGAATATTTATCATTGAACTTTTCCATTAACATCTTATAAGTTAATGCTCTAGTTTCTTTATCAAATTTTTCATATTCTTCCATAACCATTTCTTTTTTAGGTTTATTTGGAAGATTTTTATTTGTAATGTGCTCTAAAATAGCTACTTTAGAGTTTACAATTGAAAGTGGATTAGCATCTTGGTTTTCTAATAAATTATAGACGCTAGCATATATTTTATAATTAGGGATCTTTGCTTTAAAAAAGTCCTCAATATTGTATGTATCTTTAATTTCTCTAACTAAGTTATATCTTTCTCTTCTTAATGCAGATTTATTTAATTTAGAATGTGCACTTATAAGTGTCTCAATAAGAACTGTGGCGCTAGCATCTTTTTTAAATCTTTTATTAATAAGAGCATGATATATCTGATATTCTTTTAATAATGTAGAATTATTCCCAAAAAATTTTTTTAAGATACTTACAGCTTTTGGTGAGTTATTTGAAATAGTCTCAGAGGTTATTTGCCTCGTTAACAGTTCAAATAATATCCCAGTATTTTTGTACTTGGAGTGCTTAGCTTTCATGCATGAATTGTTTTATTCCTATATAAATATATGAGGAACCCTGAAGATTACTCATCTATTATGTTTTTTTCATCTAAAAGGGAAGATTTATTATCTTCAGTTAGGGACTGTTTACCTTTTAAACGTTTAAAGGATAATTTTTTAAGAATTCTACTATTTTCCTCTAATGCAAACGTTGAAACATCATTAGTTTTATTAGGAGTATCATCAGCAGTTAATCCTGCTTTTCCTAAAGGATCTCTTCCCATATTTGCTTGATCAGTACCATATCGGCTTAATTTAATAGCAGGTCTACCTGGTCCTTCCTCATCATAACCATCAGGAACATCTTTTATAGTTTTATCTCTTTTAGTAGAATATAAACCTGCTAAGTCATGAGGAGTACCATATGACTCTCCTGATTCTATAGGGTCATTACCTTCGTTTTCTATTTGGTTAAGTCTAAATATATGGGCAGCATCGTCTAATGCTTTATTTCTTTCAAATTCTATCTCAGTATCAGATAAGTTAAATATATTTTTATAAATAAAGTCTGTAGATAGGATTTTTTTATCTGTAATAGAATTAGCTAAAGTAATTTTATCTGTATAAAGTTGGGTTTTTTCTTGTTCAAATACAATTGAGGGACCTGTTAGTTCTAGTTCAAAATCTACTAGATCAGAATTTTCAAATCCTTGAGTATATAAATGAACAAGAGCTATTTTATGTAATTCAGATACAATAGTTCGTTGTAAGCGCTCAACAGTACGTGCAAAACGAATATCCATAGCAGCTAACGTTGACTTACCTTCGAGGTTTTCATCGTATCCTAAGAATGCCTTAGGGATTTTAAGGGCCGCTAACATTCGGTTCTTTAAGTATTCAATATCAGTTGTACCATCGTAATCGAGACCTTTTGTAGTTTCGATCTTAGTTGATGCATCGTTACCTCTAACTGGGATATAAAAATCCTCAGTCATATTTTGGACATTAAATTTAAGGTTATAATCTCCAGTATTTTGGTCAATATATGGAGTTTTTTTCATTCTAGAAACTGTGCGTTCCATAAATTGATCTACTTCATTTGGAGGAATACCTCCTACGTTCATGTAAAAAATTCTTTTTTCTGGTGCACGCATAATTCTGTGAATAAGCATTGCATCTTCCATCAAAATTAGCTGTTTAAATACCTTACGAGCTGGTTCAAGATATGAACGACCATAGGGGAGATAATTAGCATCTGATAATAATCTAAAGTGAGCGACTTCATAATTTTCTAATTTCATTTGGTCGCTTCTTCTAGCACTATAAGTGGTAGATTGTGATAAACCATTAGGGTCTAAAATAAACTGAACATAATTGGGATTTTCTGGGTTCATACCCTCTTCTCTTACTACTTGATATACAGAAAGAGGTAATACATTATATATACCAAACTTTTCAGATATCTGTAAGTGGAGATAAAAATCACCATATTTGCACATCTGACGAACCCATGATGGTAAGTTGAATTCGATATTTAGTACATCATAAAATAAATTATGTAATACTCTTTTAACATTCTCGTTAGATGATTTAATTGTTAAAACATCACCATATTCATTTTTAAGAGTTGATTCTTCTGATATAATATCAAGTGCTGGGGCAATTAATGAGTCATAATCCATAGCTTCATAATCACTATACAACTGAAGTCGCATAGAAGAATAATTAAGTGTTGGGTTATATTGTAATGATGAACCTACAGGTCTGTGTAATCTAGTAAATCTATCATAAAGTGAATTAGACTCTAAGTTACCATATTTTTGGATGCGATCAACATCCATTACTTTAAGTTGTTTTCCTCCTACGTTTCTTATAATAACGTCGTTTGAAAATAATCTTCGTAATCTTGTAAATAAGCTAGTATCTGCCATATTTATTGTTTATTGTGTATGTGTATAAATATTCAACCTAAAAGCCAAGACAAATCTTCATCTTTTCCCCCTACTTTCATTTTATAAGCCTGTTTAGGGTCATTTATAGGGTTATTAGTAAAAAATGGATTATAAGTTGCTTTGGTTGTATTTGCAAGCATAGCACGGGTTAAGTCAACCCCGTGCTGAGCGAATTTGAGCGCAGTATCTCGCACGTAACATGCGGTAGCTACGGACATTATTAGGTCGTCATTGTACCCAGTTTGTGCTTCTGGTCGACCATTTTTCCATACAAAGGTTCTTAATTCATCTAATGTGCGTCTTGAATAAATTTGGATACTTTGTTCTTTAATATATGCATCTAATTTAGCAATTGTTAAAGGTCTAGTACGTAAAGACATTGTAAATCCAGGTACCATTTTTGATTTATCAATTAAATCATATCCTTTAGCAATATATGCTTCGGCATCACGAGTAAATTTTTCATCTTTAGGACTGTAGTATAGATTTTCATAACCCATATCAACTACTTCTTGAATTGCTGCCCAACCAATATTTGCATTTTCAATTACTAATAGTGCTTTATTATACTCAGTTGCTATGTTATATAATATTCGCCCAAAATCTTTTGTAGGGATGTGGTCTTTAAATTCAGCTACTTGTGTACATGTTTCAATGTCTATAATATGAAATGCTGAATAGTCTTTTGAGTCACCCCTAGCGACGTCAGCTACAACCATATATTGTCTAGTATAATCTGGATATTCCCAAACCCATAAACTATTATTTATACCCCTTTTTTCTAGGGGGTCTTTAATCATTGTAGTTTCAATAAGATTTAATACTTCAGGAGGGAATACTGTATCACCTGAGGTTGTAAAATCGCAATCACACTCTTGTGCAGCCATTCTATCCCCTAACTCATCATCCTGTTTATCTCGCCATTCTTGGTTTCGTTCGGGGTGTACAGTCCATGGTAATCTAATAGGGGTAAATCCACTAGTACCATCTTGGGCTTTAGTCCACATTCTATGGAACCAGTTACCTGTACCATTAGGTGTAGATAATATAATTGCTCTACCGCCCGTAGCAAGTGTTTGTTGTGCGGAACCCCAAATTTCTTCAATTCGATTTTCTTCAATAAAGGCACCCTCATCAATTACTAGAAGGGAAATGGCTTCTGATCTACCAGCATCACCTGCTGCAGATACTGCTTTAATTTGGGAACCATTTTTAAGTCGTAATGATAATCGGTTATTTTCCATTGTTGGTAATTTTAACCAACTGGGTAACTGATCATACATAAATCGTACTTTAGTTACTAGGTTTTTAGCTGTCTCTTGTTTTGTTGCTATTACAAGGATA